TACGTTTTGCCGTTGTATTAAATACTTTGCGTTGACCTTCTAAAGTATTATAATTCGGGAACGTGCTTTGCATTAAATTGTATTCCGTGTTTTCAACGCTAAATGTATCGTTAGACGCTGCGAAAAACCAAGTTCTTTGCCAACACCCGTAACGGTTTACAAAGTCGCACAAAACGGCTGTATATCTACAAAGCTCGAACGGTTTAAAATAACCAGTCCAAACAGTTACGTCGTTACCAGCAAGGTTGACCGTTATTTCTAATTTGTTTCCAGCAGCATAATAATTTTGGTAAACTCTTGGAACGTCTAAAATTGAATTGTTTGTTAAGTTTTGCGTAAATGTAGCTGCCGTTGATAAGTTAGTGTACTTCGCTTTGTAGCTCGTTCCAGTTCGCACCATTATATGACCCGCCCTTCTACTATTATCAGTACTTGGATTTGTACCGTCATAGTAATAAAAATACGTTCCGTCTTCGTGTAAAATATCGTAAACCAATCCAAAGTTACTGCCTTCTTCATACCATGTAAATCCGTCGTAAGCGTATGTTGTAGTAGTGTTTAAAAGCGTGTAAACACCACCGTCTAATTTGTACCTTTTCAATTGAACGTTGCACCATTGACTTGTGTCAGTTGCGGCAAAAGTATTATAAATTTCTTGTCTTGTATTCCAAGTAATATACTCACGAATATACGGACTTACATTATAATACGTCTTTACGTTGTTTGAAGCGGGTATTAATTTACTCAAAGTGTAAGTAGGGGTTGCGGGTGCGCTTCCCGTACCGTTCCAAATAAACACCTCTAATTTAGAACCGTCTTGCCCAGTTTCGGATATTTCTACTATATAGGGTGAACGTGCAAAAATACTCATTTTTTAGTCTTTAAATTTTCATCTAATATTTCGGTTAAAAGCTTTTCAGCGTCTAAACCGTACTTATCTATTAACGTGTCGGGTAAAGTTTTGTAGGCAGCTTCAAATGGCTTGGTAAAAAATAGGCTTGGTTTAATTCCAGTCATGTAAATACTTCGAGCTATTATAAAACGCAAACCTTTTCTACTTTGAAATTGTCCTTTAACATTTCGTGGTGCTATTCCTTTACGAACCATCCAACTATCTAAACTTCGTGTTAATCCGCCTTTTGGTCCCGTACCGCTTCCGAATTTATACGGTGAATTAGGCGCATTTTGTTTACCGTAGTTTTTTGAACTTGAAGGTAACCCGGTTGGATTTGCACCCTTAACCCCTTTGTCCTGAAAGTTACCGTACGGCTCCATTTCAAAATATACTCCAATCGAGTTAGGCATTTCTTTAACATCGCCTTTTATTGAATTGGATAATTTGCCGCTGCTATCTTTACCCATTTTTTGTAAATTGGCTATCGCTTCAGCTACTACCAAATCACGAAACTTTTCTAAGGCTTTTAATCTTTCACTCATTAACAAACAGTCATTTCATTAGGAACTAAAATATCGAAAGTCATAGTCCAACCAGCTAAATAGTTTTCAAACCGTTCTGCGAAAGCTTCTAAGGTTGGGTTACCGTCCACTTGGAACGCATCCGTAAATAAGTCACCACGTCGAAGCTCTTCGTACAATCTATTCAGTACTGAAAGCATAGTATTAAGTACGTAAATCTCGTTGTCGTTACCGTCGAATATATTTGTATCTTCGTCTTTTGACTTGTTGACAATATCCATCGCCATTAAACTCACGTTAAAACGAATTATATTACTTTCAAACGTTGCGTTATTTACTATAATATGAACTAAAGGAAATATTGTTTGCTTTGCTAAGTCAACCGCAAAAATATCACCTTGAGTAACCGTGTTTACAAATGGATCGTTTTCTAAGTTGGTTTTTAACGTATCTAAAACAGTGTAATAATTAGCCATGTCTTTGTATTTTTTTTAATTCTCGTTCTTCTATTTCTCGTTTTTGTCTTTCGTAAGTGAGGTAGGTAAGACACTTTCTAACTCCCAGTCGGGTAACTTCATCAAACTTTGTAACGTCTCCCTGAGAAAGCGCATAGATTGAATTGTACCATCCCCATCTTTTATTAAATTGCGTTCTTTCGCTAAAGTCATTATCTTCGGATTCTTCTTTATCTCCTTCTCCAAAGAGGTAAGCGTATGTTGAACTAAGTCGCTTCCTAAAGTCGAAAAAAAAACCGTTGCACCTAAAACAACATCTAACGGTGCGTATTTCATAACATCACTAAATTCGTCCGTTCCTTTGTACTCAAATATTTCGTAACGGTCTTTTACTTTCTTTGTGATAGGTCTATACATTACCGCCATTGCTTTGTGAAAAGTTTCTACGTTTGAAATATTACTTTCTAAATCAATGTACTCCCCAAAAGTCATATCTTCCAGATTAGGAATAAAACCGAACTCCATATCATTTATTTTAAACGTAGCTTGAAATTTAGGCTTCGCTTTGAATATTTCGTTTAAATGTAGGGTCAAGCTTTTAACGTCGCTCCATTTTACTTTTACAACGTCTTTCATTTTCAGACCGCAAAATATTTCAATAGTCTTTTGACCTATAAATTCTTCGTCATTTGACTTTTCGACTACCTTCATAAATTCCTGATAGCTCTTTAACGGAATTTCACTTAATGAAGTAGGTATTACAATTTCTGTTTTCATTCTATATATTAACTTTTAATTCGTGTTTTTGTAGTTTGTAAATATAATTCACACTATTTGCATACTTGAACGGGTACGAAATATTATTTATTTACCAAATATGATACTTACCGTAGTTAGAATTCATACCTAACGTTTCCATTTCATGATAGCGCAGCGCATCAATAGCGTGGTTATTTGTATCAATCGGTTTGTTTAGTCGTGTGCCTTGTTTATCAGTGTCCCAGCAGTACGCCCTAAGTTCTTTAATTAGGTTGGTGCTATTTGAAGTAACTAAATATTCGTTACGTTGCATAACATCTATTCCGTAGTTTATTGAATCCTTACCCTTTGTAACGCCTTTAATTGTTATTCCGTAACGTTTTATTTCTTCAATGCTTTTAGGTTCGCTTGAATCAGCGTAAACGGGTACGTGTTTTGGTAGTGCGTTTGCAATATCACTGTTTAACATTCCCGTTTGGTACTTCAGTTCGTTTATTATTCGTTGCCCGTTGTAATTGTATATTTCTATTATTGCAGTCGGATCGTTCGTGTAACCGAAGTCTAAACCAATACCTATTAAATTCGCTTCTTTCGGTAGTATATCGATAGTTTTCCAGTTACTAAATATAACACCTTCTAACATTCCTATTTCGCCTAATCCGTATACACGCCACCAGTTCGCCCAATATGCGCTTGTTTCGGCTTTTAAACGGTTCTTTTCTATTTGTTGTACAATACTATTATCAAGGGCTTCATTGTCTTTGTACGTGAGAATTAAGAAGTCGGAATCCTGTTCGTCTTTTAGTTCGGTATGTACCCAAAATTCATTAGCGGGGTTGAAGTCTAAATAGATAGCTTTCTTTGTACGTATTGCAAGTTCGTTGTAGCTTTCAAAGGTTACGTTGTTACATTCGTTTATATAAAGTACGTCACGTCTTGCACCTCGTAATTTAGAACTGTCATCAGCACTGAAAAATTCAAAGCTACTTCCGTTTAAAAATTGATAGGTTAATAACGATTTGTTAAACTGGTTTTCGTGCCATTTATTCATCCACTTCATTAGCTTAATAAAGTCTTTTAACGCACCCCTACGTAAATGCGGAATACTTTCAGCAACTACGCTAACTTCAAGCCCGTGTATTGCAGAAGCACGCGCTATTAAAACGGATAATATTCCGTACGTCTTGGCAGCACTTGTGCCACCTTGAATAATACGAACCCGCTTTTTAAGTTTGAGTATTTTATTTGTCGAAGTCGTCCGCAGAAACATCAGGAAATATTGGTTGTTCTAAAATCGTTTGTTCAATTTGTTGTAAAGGAGCACCGTAACCGCTATCCATTAAAGCCTTATATGCTGCTACATCTCCTTCACGTGCTTTTTTAATTAGTGCCAAAGTCATTAGATCCTCTTGGTTCATAGTCTCATCTGATCCTGTTAATGGATTTTTTAGCTTTTGATTGACTTCGAGCCAATAACGAGCAATCGTACTTCGATTTTTAGCTCCTTTTGGGCGTCCATTTGGATTTCCGCTTTCACCTTTTTCAAATTTATGTTTTTCTACGTTTTCAGGATTTGGCATTTCGTTGTTTTTTCGCTGTTTTTATACTCCTTTCAATGGAATTTTTAAAATTGGGTTAAAATCATATTTCCTTTTACTTGTATTGTCTTTTTTTATTATTTTAGTTCCCCATTTTTTTTGCAACAATTCAAATTGTTCTATTTCTTTTTGTAAATTTCTATAAGTTGCACACCCCCCCGATTGTTCAGCTTGTTTTACTTCATAGTTCGCAAAATTAACTCGCAAACAACCGTTATATTTTTTAATATGCTGTAATGTAATATCGTAATCCTCTTTTAATGGTAATTTTTCATCATATCTGATTGAATTCTTTAAGTGCGCTTGAAATGGTCCACCTATGTATTGTAAAGTTCCAAACGGAGTATGTTCTCTGTAAGCTCCTTTGTCTGGAATACAATTTAACCCCCAAAATTTAAAATTATAATCATTACATAAAATTGTCATTTGTTCACAAAATTCAATTAATTCATCGGCTTGAAATTTTATTTTTTTTTGATTTTCCCAGCGATAAATTCCTTTACAATCGTCATCCAATAAAATAATACAATCACAATCATTAAAAAAATTATCTAATATGTAATTTCTTATTTTGCAAAGATTTCCTTGCGCATTATCGGGTACAATTATTATTTCATTTCCATTTTTTAGGTATGCATCCGCATCGCTTTCCCTTACTACTAATTTAACAAACGGGTAGTTTATTTGTGTTATACTTTTTTCGGGTCTTTTATAGCTTGGTACAAAAAAATTAACCTTCATGCGCGCTTTCTTTAATTTTAATTATTGCATCTGTACCATCTAAAACCCTTCCAACTCCTTTGCTCCATGGTTTGCCATTAGCTCTTTTTGAATATGTGCTTTGCAATCCAAAAATTGATTGCACTTGTAACCAATCAATATCAGTTGAAAATTTTAGCACAATATAATTATTTTGTTGATCAAGTTCATTACTAAATATTATTTCACCATGTTGTTCTGTTTCTTTGATGTTGGGCATATCCAAACCCCAATCGTCTAATTTTTCAGCATCCCATTCATTTGCTAAACTATCCCAATCCCATTCACCAAAACCTACATTGTCTTTTATTAAAAATTCGTTTTTTTGTTCCTCCGTCCATTCGTCTGCTACTATAATCGGTATTTCTTTTAATCCTATCTCTTTGCACGCTTTTAAGCGCATATTACCACCTAAGACAACGTATTTATTATCCACGTCCGTAAAAACCACTAACGGGCGTTTATTTAGCATATCAGGAAATTCTTGAATAGACTTAACTAACTTTTGAAATTTTCCGTCTTTTATTATTCTTGGGTTCTTCGGGTTGGGTTTAACCTCGCTTATCTTTACTAACTTCATTTAATTTTTCTTCGTAAGTTGTTGAACATACCGCTAAACGTTGGTCTATATCTTCGTATTCAAAAGTCATTGTATCGTCAATCATGCATCTTTGAACGAAGTCTTTTTTACTTTCGTCTTTTCGTGGCTTAGGAATTGGCATCTTCGTACGTGTTAAATAATATTTCTAATTTATTCATTACATCACGTAGACAACTACCGCAGCTTGTTGGTTGCATATTTACTTTAAATACTCTATTATAAATTCTTAATAGTTCCTTTTGTTCGGTAGGCTTCATCGAGTGACGTGTTTCAGAATACCATTCTTTTAAATATTCGTGTTCGTCTTTTAGTAAACATAACGGTTTACGGTACGGAAATAACTCGTTTAACTTTGCTTTGCGTTCGTCGCATCCGCAGTCTTCACCTAATAACCATTTAGCAACCTTTGATACTCCAGTAGCTTCTAAAACTTTTTCTACTGTGTCCCCTAATCCTTCGCTTTTAGCCGCTAATATTTCGGCTTTTGTTCGTCTTTTTCTTGTCATGTTTTTATTTTATTAGTTCATAATCTTCATTAATTAAATCTTCGTAATCTTCTTTTACATTATCTTTTAAGCGTTCTTTGCAAGTCTTAATTGTTTTCCATACGCTTTTAAAACTTATTCCAGTAACGCCTTCTATCTGTCGAGTACTCATTCCTGAAGTTCGGTAAAGGTCAAATAATAGTTGATCGTACCAGTGCCATTGTTTAACCTCTTGGTTTATCTTTATTTCTAATCGTTTCTTTGCTTCAAGTATTTCAGGCAAGTATTCGTCTTTCAGTTGGTATGCTTCCGTTATGCTTACTTTTGTTATTCGTGTTTTGCTCTTTTTATAATCAAAAGTCATGTTTCTTAAAACAGTCCAGATAAAGTTCTTATTCAGTTTGCCGTTTAAATAAAACCGTTCAACGTTATTTATTACAGCCATTTTTAAATACATTTCTTGAACTATATCTTCAGCGTAAAATTCTTCTCCAAAAGTGCCTACAATTTTAATCCAGTCTTTGTGGTGTTTACTTAGTTCTAATAAAAACTTTTCATTTACCAAAGTGAACTGAATAACTGAATAACTAAAAAACTTAATAAACCTATTGTAACGCGAAACATTGATTCCAATATTAATTCGTCTTTATATACCCACCTTTCAAATTTATGCGCACTTTTCCAATATACCAAAACAATAAAAACCCTATCTAAAATAAATAGGGTTATCAAAAACGGTAGTAGTAGAATATATCTCACACTACAAAATTATACTTTTTTTTTAATTATCTGTCATCACGCATTAATTCTTGGTAGTGTAAAATTTCTTCAGCTTCATCTTCGTACTCAAAACCAAATTCAGTTGGGTCTTCGTAAATTAATTCCTCTAATGTTTCACAAATTAGTTTTGAATTACGGTTGTTTAATATTCCGTGTTTTACGTAACTACCTTCGTGGTCATATAAATCATATCTCGTAATATAAACTTGTAAATCTTCTACTTCGTTTCCATCCCTTGTAAATTCTACTTCAAATTGAAACTCCATTGAACCAAACCTA